GCCATTGTCTTCCCCTCAACAATCATTCCATATATAAAATTCACCATAGATTGATCGTCACGGATAGCTTCGTATATACCACTACCCCATATACTATCTTCCTGCTCCTGCCAATAACAAAAGTCGAATGGTATCCTTCCGTCAAATGGATTAGGAATAGCCCTTAATACTTTGGAACCAAGTACAGTAATTACAACAGGCATATGGATCGGCCCATCAGCCAGCATCTTATCGGTAATTTCCATATGCGGCTCAAGATCCTGCTTACCTAAGCCCCTATGCCACAGCTCCAGCACACAGAAATTCTTATTCTTATCGTAACTTGTACTCCATCTTTTTGGAGAAGTCCCTCCTATATCTGCAACTGTCTGGCCTTCACCTGTCTCAATGCACCTTTCAATTAGTTCTGGATCTAAGTTTCCATTAGATGCCTGAGCCATTGTGCGTAATTCCTGAGCAGACATGTAACGCCTCTGAATTACCCAGTCTAAATCAGACTTCCCTGTGGAGCCGGAAGAAGGGAAAACATCCCAAACAGAGATCCATTCAACATGTGGACACATTTCTGATTCCACTGCCTCCTCAATCATCTCCATTAAAGGATCTGCGAAAGCTGTCTGGTATAATGGGAAGTCAATCTTCTTTAGTACAATCGACTTGGTAACTCCCGTACCATACAGTGTCTGCTCATTTATAACCTTAGACAGGACATCCTCATATGATGTCATATCAAATATGTCCCTGATCTTTAACTCACAGTTCTTTGCCCGAAGAGTTGCCTCATCATAAGGCGAGTCACTCTTTAATACATCCGGGGACATAAACTTTGGTCTACGTGCAGGCGTAATCTTAAATGGGATCTTACCTTGTTGGAACGTAGAACTCATTAACTTGGTTCGTGCCTCGTGGACTTTACGCTTCGTAAGGTTCACATATATACCACGTTCCTTTGCGATCTCTACTGCCTTGGATACAGTGTCAGGGAATTCACCACGCATAGCATGCCATGCTGCTTCCCATATCCCTTCCTTAGTTGTTCGCTCAGAATCAGAAGATGCTTCTGTGTACAGCTCCTGTACTAATAATCCTAACGAATCTGGAAGTAGCCCCTCTGGTGTACCCTCTTCACTATCAGATGTAATATACTGGGTGCTTTCCTTTGCATACTCTGCCATAGGTTATGTCTTTGGCTTTCGATAAAGTGCTGTATAATCAGTTCTAAGTTTTACACCCTTCTTTTTTGCGGCTGTCATTAAGGCTTTTCTTTTCTTTGCTAGTTCCTTCCTTTTCTTCTCAGCAGCAATTTTCTTTTGTGCAGCTAATTGTGCTGCAGCCATAAGCTTTTTACTTTTTATATCTAGCTTCGCTTCTTTAACTGCTGCTTTTGCAGGGTATCTTCCAGAACCTCTTCTTTGGAATGTTTCCTCCTTACCCTCCTTAGGAGTAACCCGTCTTGTAGACTGCTTCCGAGATCTTCTAGTTCCTGACATAGTTACCTTATTTTTTCTTTTCCTGATTAATCCATTGGCTAGCTACTGCTCCAGCTCCTACCAGTACTCCAGCTCCTCCTGCCTTAATTGCTTTTTTAATTACTTTCCCAGTCCTTGGATTCTTCTTTGCAGCTTTTTTATTAGCCCTAACCATTTTTGCCGCATCAGATTTAGTTGTAAGTGGCTTGGATTGTTTCTTTAATTTAAGTATATCCGGCCTTTTACTTTTTGATGATCTATAAGCTGCACCACCAGAACCTCCTATTCTTTCCAGAATATCAGCATTGGTTTCAGTAGCAGTTCTTGAGAACTTCTTTTGCTTTATCTTACTTCCCATAGTTACCTCTTCCTAGTTTGCTTTCTTATGACTTTATGTTGATATACTGGGGGTTGATTATTTCTGATCGGTTTCTTATATCCGTATTTCATAGGATTTTCAGGGGGTGTCATAGTATGCACTATAGTATTTTCATGCAGTACAGATAGATCTGAGCATCTTTTTTTCTGACATTTAACCATTATCAGATTAAAATGCAGAAAAACGTCTGTCAATATAAATATTTATTAACCTACCTTTATATGCTCTAAGAACTCCTCATAACCTATACTCCCTTTAGCCTGATTGCACTTACGACATGCCACCACTAGATTAGATTCCTCAATCATTTCAGCCTTGGTACTAAGCTTTGCTACCGGAATCATATGATCAAGCACAAAATCCTCTGGTGTCACCCTTGCCTTACAGTAATGGCATGGTGCTGTATTGTCTGACAGCCTAGCTTCCATCCACTTCGTAATATAGGTTGACCTATTATAGCCACCCTTCTTATGCCTTATATCTCCTGATATCACCTGCTTCTCCCACCTACGTCTTTCCTTACACCTCTTATTACAGTATCTCTGTTTTGTATATTGAAACTTATCTGCAGTATATTCAGTACCACACTGTTCACATATTTTAATCCTATCCATTTATGCCCTCACGTAATATTCTCTTCTTTGAGATTTGGGCTGGGCTGGCATTGATGGCCCCGGAAGATGCGGATGCATATAACACATATACCCAGCAATAGCTAATGACATCACCCTATCGTCATGACATCCGTGTTGGGCTGCCTCCTTACCATTGTTATGTATAACAAATGTTTGAAGTTCATCAATTGTAGCCTTCGAAAACAATTCAATCTGTTCTTCACGTATAAGTCTTCGCAACAAATCAAGTATTAACTTCCTTGTTTTTATGTTAGTATTGAACCCTAATCTTTTCTTCTGTCTTTGCCCACGCTCATCCAGAGCCTTCTCTATGTATATGTTGTCGTAATGATGGATCAATGATAAGAACTTCAATGTTAATAACCCATGATTATTATTCTCTACTGCAACAAGGGCATGATTGTACCATTTACCTATAGTAACTATTATCCATGCAAGTAGGTCTGGGTCTATACGTGCACACCATGTGCCACACTCCTCATATGTTTCAGCATCTAGCACTGTGACTACAGAGTAATCCGTGTCTCCTGTCTCAGACATTATCCCCTCTGCCACATCAACTCCTATCCTGTAGTGCCTGCCTTCCTGAGGTGGATTGAACACAGTAAACTCTCCATCCGGCTTTGTTTCCATAAAATATCTCATCTTTTCTTCTCCACCTACATTCTGGAATCCATTAACAGGGATCACAAAACGCTTAGGTGGAAAGTCTCGTTCTCTTTCTTCTGCTTCAAACCACATCTTTGTTAAGGTTACTGAATCAAATGCACTCCTTCCTGATGCGACAAAAGCTTCTCTCGCAGTAGTAGGGTATTCCTGATGGAATATATTTAGATCACCCTGACATTCTGGTGATATAATTTTATTCCTACGCCACTTCAGGTGTTCAAGAGTAACCTCAAACTCAAATAGCCCATCATCTGTTTCATAGGATGTTTCTACTCCCAGAAGATTCTTTTCTTCATCTCCACCATATACAGGGTTTGTACCTAATGATTTCTTAAATGAATCATCCTTTAACTCCTCCTCACTCAGATCCGTTTGATATTCATCAAATACAAACCAAGGAAAAAATACAGTCTTAAGTCCACTTGCATCCTTATCTGCCCGCCACCATTCTTTTTCAAAATAGTTACCAACTCCCTTTGCAGTACTCTCCATCCAGATCTCCGTGCCATACCCCTGTACAACACAGTTCATCATACCAGTTGCATACTCCCGGGCACGACTACCCCAACGGGCGACCTCGGAACAATGAAGCATGTCGATCCCCGCACCTACTACCTCGGAGCCTTCTACAGTAGACATACCATACCTAGAGTTCAACCCCTTGCCATCACTGGAACCCCATGTAAGTTCCTGCTTTCCTGAGTAATGTGACAGTGGTTTAATAAAATCGGGATAGTTCTGTTCCATAACTTTCGTCATGGCAAACATTTCTGAAGTTGTATTCTTGGAATGTGTGCAGATATGCACTAACTGATTAAACTGGGTGGCAGCACGTTTGAACATCCGTGCCTGAACATAAGTGGATATACCGAATCGCCTTGCTTTCAAGACAATTATCCTCACATGTTTCTGTTCTTCTAACTGTTTCTGTGCTATCCCATGCAAGATCTTCTGCACAGGATTCATCACAAAAGGAATCAGCTTCTTTGTGCCTAATTCCTGAATCTTTACACAATATTGAAAATAAGTATCGTGATCCTGAAGCCGATCCATCAGCTCCTGCATCGCCTCCTTATCATCCATCCTTGGAGATTGTTGTGCCATTCAATATATTTAATTTTAAATATCTTGCAATGAGTACGGCATCAGCAATCCCATGGTCTTTAACTCTTGTAAGTGATAACTCAGGATAAAGCTGCGTTACCTTCTGTATAGACGCACCCTTCTCCCTGCCCATATCAGGCATCATAGCTTTCTTCCATGACTGAGGCTGAATCAAATGATAGGGTATTCCATTACCCACACATAATCCACGAAGGAAACCATATGAAGCCATGTATCTTCCAGTAGAAACTATACCCTGCTTTGGCATTGTCTGGCTTTTCTCAAGTCCGATACTCATGGGCCTAAGTCTCCACCTTCCAAATATAGTTGCTAGCTTTGCCTCATCTAGTTCCCTCTTCTTGCCTACCATAATAATAGGCATATCCATTACAAATTCTATTGATAAGTTCTCATCTAATACTGCTATTGCCCCTGAGAAACCGGGGTCAATTCCCATTATATGCATTTAATATTCTATACTTTTCTGTTGCTGTATCTTGTTCTTCACTGGATATCTCCCATTTAGTAATACTATCACTTATTGTGATAGCTGGTTGATCTCCATACTTCATTATCTTTCCACCATTAGCAAGGTATTCTTCTACTTTAGACTGTAGATCCACTCTTTCCCTTGTATCTGCCCTAGTAAAAACAGCAGTACCTACAAGTGTTTTAGGTATATTGATGGCTGTAGGCTTAGCATACTGTCCAATCTTCCTAGACCTGTTACCTGCACCCCTGACAACTTCTCCACCACTACGTAATGTCAGCTCACGAGCTTCTGCCCTCTTCTTCTTTTGGTACTCTGCTGCCAAAAAATTTGAGCATGCTCTACTACAACATTTTTGGCGGCTGGTCTTAGGGGGGTACATAGCCTTACAGTTAATACACTCCCTAGGTTCAAGCAACGTACTCAACCTTAGAGTGATTGCCTTCCTTTTTAAAACGTCATTATACTCTGAACATGCTATTGAACAGAACCTTGTCTTCCTTTTTGGAAGATCCTTCTTACATATAAAACAAGTTTTAGCCCCCACTCTCCACCATATATATCATAGTTCCAACTGTATCTGCTATCTCCATCCAGAATGTTTCTGGGGAGGTATCAGCTTTATGGGCCTCCATCATTAACTCCTGAAACGATATACCAGACTTCCACGAAGCAGCAGCACATCCCAACATCAATGCCAACTGCCTGCGTGAATTCATAATGGAATCATTTTCTAGCTTCTGTTCCTTTACTGTTTTCTGCCTCTTCCCTTTTCCCATCGTTGATTATCTCTAGTGAGAGTGTGTTGTTATCTGGCTCGGCAATAATTTCCCCTTCAATCACCTCCCCATGCATCTGCACATTTAGTTCCTTAAGGGCATCCTCCACCCTATATACGTTCTCATTCTTCTGTTCTATATACTTGTACTCATTCGGCATTGCTAGTGCTATCCTTTCACTACGGATGATCTTCATCACTGTATCTGCCTTTGAAGACCAGATATTTAATTCAGTGGTATCCTTTGAACTGAGTACCTTCTCCTTTAAGTTGTTTAATTCATCTAGGTGTTGGTGGGAAATATTTGCCCTATCGTCTGCATACTTCTGGATCATCCTTGTATGCATAGTCGTAAGGGCTTCTTCCCTCCTTGATGCATACTTCCAGTCTCCTGCATTGATATACTTGGTAAGTGTACTCTGCCAGAATCCATACTTCTCACATATTTGGGATCTCGTGAGTATTCCGGCTTCATAATCAACTCTTACTGCAGCCTTCATTACTTCCCTGTGATGCTTGGCTTCGTGCTTAGATCCTGTTGTTACCTTCGTGGCGTTACTGTTTCCTCTTTTCTTTACTGGTTTCCGCATCGTTTAATACTACTCTGATAAATTCGCATTGAGAATGAAGATACTTGTCCACAAATATCTCACCCTGCTCATTGACCTGCTCTATCCATGTCTCCCTGTCCAGCTTCGTATTTACATAGGATCTCCATTGATCCTTCTGCTTCTGGCTTTTGTTTGGATCTACCATATGCCACCACTCTTCTTCACAATTGTATTTTCTACCAATAGGTATTGACCTCATATGCTCCTTCACAACATGGCTCTACATTTGTACCACAGTTGATACATTGCTCATGACCATGCACCCTGACTGCTTCAGTAACCATTCCACAGTAGTTGCATCTATTTTGTGTCTCC